CTTTGCGATGTACCAGAAGCGTGATTTACTCAGGTTACTCACGGAATCGCCAGTTTATGGAGTATTCGTGAGGAATCAACTGGCACGAGAGTAATCTCGTGGAAGTAAGTGGAGGAATTGGTATCCTCCCATAGGCGAGTCGTCGATCCTACAGGTGGTCAATAGCCACCGTCGACGATCATGATCACTTAACCGAGGGCTAAATACCCTCATAGAGGTTAATATGAACACGCTAATCCTGGAATCTTTAACGCAAGATTTCAGAGATCTCTGGCTCCATTCTGGACGTGCGGCGAGTCGGAGGCAGGTCGACACCTTTATACAGTGGTGCCGATCGGCTTCCATCTCGCAGTTGACGGAGGTCAATAAAGCGTTTTCAACGCAATTGGCCAGCGTCCCCGCGGGTGGAGAAGCGCTCTGCTTTGCAGAGCATGCCCTGCCGCTTGGCGGCGACCCGGATCTCATCCGGGCCGCGCGTCAGACGGTGGGCTTCTTCTCGCGTCTGCACGCGAACGTCACAGAAGACATGAAGTTGGAACAGCTGGCAGCCGCGGCGGATAGATTGGCAGAACGCCGACCTATTCGCCTAACGGATGTCGAAGTCGCCCTCTGTCGCGAGTTTATCATTCGCGCAATCGGACGACGACCACCTGACCCGCGAAACCTAAGGTTTCGTCATGGTCCTGGGGCTGTGGCAACTCATGAGAAGGGGTTGCAGAAGATTCATTTCCGAGAGACTTTCATCTCCGTTGATGAATATCTTGGTTATGATTCTGAAGTACTTCTTCGACTCCCCCATGCACCTCAGCTTTTCTTGGAACGGAATGAACCGATTACTCGGGTCATTGCAGTCCCTAAGGATGCGTTGAGGATCCGCACCATTAGCTGTGAACCACTCACTATGCAGTTCTTTCAACAAGGACTGATGGATGAGTTGTTCACACGCATGGTACGTCGATACGGAAACCACTTCCCATTTGCTAACCAATCCGTTTCACAACGGTTGGCGCAGATGGGGAGTGAGGCAGGTTATTGGGGTCGTAGCACACAACCGTGTACTATCGACATGTCCAACGCGTCTGACGACGTGAAGGTCGACCATATCCGGCTCTTGTTTCCCGACGAGTGGGCGGACTGTCTGTTAGCGTTTCGATCAACTGCGGCGCGCTTCGAGGAGCTCGGCAGAGAGGTTGAACTTTCTACCTTTGCTCCTATGGGCGCAGCCACTTGTTTTCCCGTCGAATCGCTGGTATTCGCCAGCATTCGTTATGCGGCGGCCCGCCTTATGCGGGTCTACCGTGAGGAAGACCTTTGGGCCGTTGTCGGCGATGATGTCATCACCGTCGCTAAGGCTTATGATCTAACGCTTGACATGCTCGAGAGAGCAGCGTTTACTCCTAATGTGAGCAAGTGCTGCGGGCCTGCCGTTCGCTTCCGCGAATCATGTGGAGGCGACTACTTTGAGGGGGTTAGCGTGACGTATGAACGTCCGCGTCAGCTCCCTAAGTGGAATCGCTTCCAGGCTAACGTACCAACGGTACAGTTAGCGACGGCCCTAGCACACAGAGGTTTCGTCAAGACAGCACAATTGATTGCAAATACTACGAAAGGTCCTGTCGCCATTGGCGACGGGGACGCGTACGCCCATCCAGGCCTTCGCTGGCCTGTAGTTGGGCGTACACGTTACAATCGTAGCCTGCAACGATTCGAGCAACAGGCGGTGGTAGAGATACCTCTGCCTGGCACCCGACTTGGTGCTGTGGACGGATGGGAACCGCTTTACCAGTGGTTCACATCCGGCTGGAGATCTGAAACCTCCTTTCCGATTAGTAAAGGACGGAATATGAGAGTGCGGAAAATCTGGCTGCCAGTATCTGGTCAGCCTTGATCTTCCCTCTCAGCCGATCTTTACGAAGGGGCGCTAAAGTTAGCGCCGTGAGCTAATCAACTCACAAGAGGCGGGACATTCTCTGCGTTGAGCGGCATGCATATAGTCGACCTTAAATTCGGTCTTCTTACGCTTGCTTTTTCCAAACCCC